AAGAATGCCTGCGCACCGCGCTTCACATTCGCCGGGGGTTCATCCCCGAAGCTCTCGTTCCAATACATCGCCAGCGCATCGGCAAGGCCCGTCGCGCCGCGTGTCGCAAAAGGGGCAACATCCGTCAGCGCAAGGCCGTCAATGCGCACCCAATCCGCCACGCCCGCCTCGTAAACATGCTGCTCGCGCGAAACCGTCGGATCGGTATAGATAATCTCAACCATCGACAGGTCAGGCGGGGGCAATGTCTCTGTGCTGTCAACCGTTGTCGGCAGCGTAATCGTGAACGCCCCGTCAACCCGTATCCGCGTGTTGATCTCTGCCTCGGCATTTGCCGTCGCCAATACATTCGTCAGGCGCCCGAACATGCCGGTTGCCCAATAGGAATACATGCCTTGCAAAGCCAGCATACCGTCCGCAGCTTCCGACGCCTTCAATGTAGCGCCGGGACGGATTATCCGCCCGCGTGTAGCCGCGTAGGTGATGATTTCGGCGCAGGTAGTCACTTCTTGGCCTTACGCGCATTCTTGGGGGCTGGCGGGGCCTCTACGGCCTCCTCCACAACCTCAATGACGTCCGTCACCAGTTCATATTCGGGATGGCCAAGCAACCAATTCTGCGCCGCCGCGTCCCGAACCTCGCCCGATGGCTCACGTCCGACAAAGATCATGCCCATTGCGATCTGTGTTTCGGTGCCGTTGGAAAATGCACCGCGATAGATGAATTTCATGTGCGTCACTCCCAAGCAAGGGGCGAGCCATAAGCCCGCCCCCGCCAGTTACATCACGTAGTAGACGACAACCTTGACGGTGCCGGTGCCGCCAGCATTTGCCGCAGCAACCACCGTGCCGGTGATCGTTGTCTCAGCCGCGAAGGTCTTGAACCCGCTATCCTGAATGATGTTGATAAACGGATAGTAGATGCCCGCGACCGGACGGAACTGCGCGACAACGTCGCCGTCCTGCACACCGAAGTTGCCGAACCCGTCCGGGTCAGCCGCGTCGGTGCCGTTTGATGCCCAGCCAATGTCGAAGTCGAACGTCTCTGTGCCAGTGTCGATGTCCGCACCCTGATAGAAGCCACCGATAACGGTAGCCCCGGCAGGAACCTTGCAGAACTCCACAACGTCATTTGCCGATGCGGCTGTTGCGAACGTATAAGTCCCGTAAGCCACCTGAAGCACACCCTTGCGAGCGGCCCCCGATACGGGGTAAGTAGAAGCGGCACGAGTGCCGGTAAGTGTAGCCATTTCGAAAATCCTTCAAGAAAAAGGGCCAGCCCGAAGGCCAGCCCTAAAGGTTAGGCGGTTGCAATGCCGACGGTGTCACCAGCGCCGGTTGTCGCAAAGAACCCGGACACAACGCCGTTGTCCTTCAGATCGTCCGTGTCACCCGTTCCGGTGCCAAAGAGGATCTTGCGAACGCCGTAAATGCCGTCAACCGCGACGCCATACTTGTCGCCATAGTCGAACTCTTCCGTGACGGTCTTCCAACGCTTTGCATAAGCAATCGCAAGAGCCTGCGCACCACAGAGATAGACCGGCGTCACCTCGGTTGTGGCCGATGCACCCAAGTTAAGCCAAACGGGCAGATTGTCCGTTTCCTTGACGATGCAGCCGTTCCACATGATGTCGCCACCCTCGAACAGCTTGGACGCCTGCATTTCCACAACCGTGGAGGCAAGCACTTCCGTGTCGATGCTGTCACGAAGGTTTTTGAACGCATAGGGATGGGCAAAAGCGACATAATACCGCTTGCCGTTGCCAGCGTCGCGCATCGGGCGAATCTTCGGGTTGCAGGTCTTGGCCTTCAGGATCATCGCGTCGAGCAAGGTCGCGCTGAACAAATCAGCCGCCGTGTCCAACTGCGCCGCATCAGCCGAGAAGTCAGTGCCGCCCGAACCAGCCGCGCCGTAAGCACCGAACAAGGCGCGGTCGGCATTATCTACCAGCCACGCATCGCGCTGCGCTTCTGTTGCGGACGCAAAGGCCACACCATTGATGGAACCCAGAGCCGTGATGATAAGATCGCGGGTGTCTTCCATTGCCCAATCGAGCAAAACAGCGCGACCGGCCTCACGGAGGTTGATTGCCGACTTCTGCTCCGACATTTCCGCGATACGAACCGCATTGCGGCGCTTGTCCACGTAAATGCGCATCGAGCGCGAAGCCATATCCTCTTCATTGCCCTCAAGCACCGAGGTTCCCGTGGTCGCCGCGTTTGTCAGGCGGTTGACAAGGGAAATGGTGATTGAATCCCCGGCCTTCTTGGTCAGGTCTTCCTTGACCTGGATGACCGCGTTTTCAGAGGTGCCCATGAGCGACTTGAAACCGCCGTCATGGAGATACTGGGTAAAGAACTTGTCTTCCCACTGTTGGACCACCAAGCCGGTGGCTGGAGTTGTGTCTGCCATATTGAAAAATCCATTTAAAGGAGGGGCGGCGTCTCACGACGCGAAACCCGGTTTAGGCCAGCATGTCAGATAAAGACTTCGGCCCGGTCCACGCGGGGCCTGTTCGGCTGCCCACGTTCTGCTCGTTTGAAAGTGTAAGAGGAACCGATTGACTGACGGGGGCCGAAGCCATTTCCGCCATGATCTTCTCGCGCAATTTGGCCTCAAGCGCGGCAACATCGGTCGCGCCCAGTTCCTTCATGGCGAGGTGGTTCTTGGCAATCGTATAGGCTTTCGCCCAAGGGTGAGGATCGGCGCGGGCCTGGTCGGCAAGTTCCGGGTGAGCTTGGGCCAGTTCAAGGAACGTGGCCTTCATCTCATCGAAGTCTGCCTCATGGGCCTGCCGCGCAAGCATCTCGGACATATCAAGGCGAGCATTCAATGTTGCCGCCCCGACCGCCTGTTGAACCACTTGCGAGCCAAAACCCTGTTGAAAGCCCTCTTCATCCTCGAAAACCGAGGGAATCGGCGGCGGGGGAGCGGGAGGGGTTGCTTCCAGTGCGGCGAGCCGCGCCTTCAGTTCCTTGTTCTCGTCCCGAACGGCCTTCAATGGCGCGTAAACCTCTTGCGGCAGGCCATTTGTCTCAGCGGTCGGCGGCACCGTCTCAGGCTCTTGCGCCTGCTCTACGCCCGTTTCTTTCGGCAAAAATCGCCCGTGTTCGTCCCTTGGCCTGTCATCGGTTTCCACCGTTTCAACCACGGGTTCTTCTACGGCAGGCGTGTCGGCCTGCTCACCATTCAAGATGTCGTCTATGTCTGCCATTGTTTCCTCGGATACGCCCTTTAAAGGGAGGCGGCCCCATCAAACGCCCGAAACCCGGCGGCGGCTAGTCAGCCAATTGGCTCACATTTATGCGGACGGCGCTAACCGTTCCGTCAAACTCGCGGAGCAGGATTCCTATCTCCTGCCCGTCTTTCATGATCTCGACGCGTTCAATGCGCGGCCAAGCCTCTTGTGGCGCGGCGCTTTCGATGTTTGAAGTTATCTTCGTCAATATCATGCCGCTTTCCGCTTTTGACGCTCAACAATCGCGAGGGCCTCCGCATTAAGGCGGCTGCACTGCTCTTGAAATGGCGTTAGGCTTTGGTCCTCGTGTAGTTCTTCACGCCACATGCCCGGACCATCCCAATACATCTGTCGCCACGAACCGGAATAGATACCACCGCACTTGCCTTGGTCTTTCGGGTTATCATAACGCCAGAAGCGCGACATAACCTTTTGTCCGGGCTTTAGATTGGACTTCATGCCGCCATGCCCATCTGGCCAACCTCGGCGCCGGTCTTGAATTGCTGCATTTGCGACGAACTCGCCTTGGCCTCCGCATCGGCAAGATTCTTAACCGTTTCCGACTTGGTCTTGTCAACCGTAGCCACCGCGCCTTCGATCTGGATTTGCTGCATCTGCTGCTGCTCGGGGCTAGGGCCCTGCTTCAGCATCTCAAGCAGCTTGTCCTTGTTCCGTAGGCTTGAAGCCTCAATCAGCACGTCCGGCGGAATCTGCACAACGCCCGTTCCCGCAAGTTTCAACATGCTGTCGAACTCTTCCGCCGCAATCGTCGGGCTATCAATGCCCTCGTCA